CTTTTTCATCGCAGCCTTCTGTGCAGCAGTCCTTGCTCTTTTCATTTTACAGCCTCCTTGCTTCTGCTTGGCATGGTGTTATTTTGAATACATCTTGATGTTTTCAACCATACGCTTTGATGCTTTCTTGTACTTCTTGCGCATCGCAGCAGAATACTTCCCACTGTTTGATCTTGTCAGCATCCTTGCCAAACCTTTCTTCATTGCTGTCATCTTCTTTGATCTCGCCAAAACACCAGCTTGCTGCCAACGCTTTACAGCTGCACGCTGCTTTGCTGTCATAGGCTTCTTTGCCATTTCAGTACTCCTTTTGCTTATGCTGCTACCTGCTGCTGTTGTTGCTCAGCTGCCAGCATTTCCTCATCTGTGAAGCCCATTCCATCAATGTAGCCATCCAGCCCTTCTGAATACTGCGAGGCTTCCTGCTCTTCAACTGCCTCATCAATCTCGTCGTCGATCTCAGAGATGGTCTCGTCGTCGGCAGTTTGCAGCATCAGCCGCACAACCATCTTCTGCAGCTCTGAGTTGAAGCGTTTGCTGCCGACGATGGTCTGCGCAGTCAAAACATTGTTCAGGTCGGTGGCCAGATCCTCAATCTCAAACGTCCTTGGCCGCTCGACCTTGACTTCCTCCCAAAGCTGCTCCTGTGCCAGCCACAAGCAGAAGTACCATATGATGGCTCGCTCGGCCTTGACAACATTCTCTGACTTCTTGATGAGCTTGCCATTGAGCAGCTGGAACTCAGTGCGCAGCGCCACTCCACTTTTGGCCTGGCCTTGAACCTCTGTGGCGGCCAATCCGCCAGCGTTGCTTGCGCGATAGATCTCCTCAATTTTCTTCATGATGAAATCTACGATGGCAGCCAATGGCCCTTCACAGGCAGCAGGCAACCAGTCTGGCTTGCTCTCAGGGTGCTCTGGATCAAAGCCCAGTACTGCTGTCACGCCAACATCGTCACTTTGCTCCTGCTGGCCTGGCTCACGGAAAGGCTTGCGCATCATCGGGAAGGCTGAGTAGTTGATGATCTCCTCAGACTGGCTCAGATTCCTCATGATGCTGGCGTCGATGCGAGCGATGTCATGGATGTCGCTCTTGCCAATCTCTCTCTTGGTTGACTTGTCGCAGTACAGCCACACAAATGGAATCTCGCCCAGCGGATTAGGCCCATCGTCAATCAGCAATGGCTCTGCATCGTCCTCATCAGGCAGCTTCCACACTTCCCAGTGATCTCTGTACCAGAGACGATAGTAGCCTTCATCATCCAGCAGCTTCAGATATACCAGAATGCGCTTGCCCTGTGCATCTCTGGAAAACTCCCAGTCCAAAATGTTTTGTGGCATGTACGGACAAAGGTAGGGCCAGTTGCCTTGCGCATCAGCAGCAGTGACGAATTCGCCCTTGGGCCTGTCGACCAAAATGCCAACATGTCCAAGAATGTCAGCGAACTTGCTTTGCTCCATCATGAAGTTGTCAAAGTTGTTGCCGTCTCGGTCGCAGTCCTTCTCAAAGTCAACCCAATCCTGCAGATCTGCCAGCTGGCCCAGCTGGCGCCGAATGGGTGAGCGGAACTGGTAGAAGTTGAACAGATCGATGACGCTGCGCGAGTAATTAAAGGTGTAGGCTTCGCTGCAGCGTCGCTCGTGGTTCTTCTTCGACTCTCGCTCATTGCGAAAGAGCAGTCCCAACGCCACCATGGCCTTTGCGCCTTCGTAGCAGGCCATCAGGAAATTCCACTCGTCGAGATTCTCTTCATACAGCTCGTGAGTTTCTTCGAGTTGCTTGCGATCTTGTGACGAGCTGGTGTAGAGCTTGTTGCTCACATCAACGATTTTGGCGTCAGACTGCAATGTTGTCATGGGAAAGGCTCCTGTTCATTGATGGCATAATCCGAGTCCATGGCGAGAGCATCAGGCAAAAGCTGCGGAGGAAATGGCCCAAACAGCTCAGCAGCACTGACTGTGGCGGTGCCGAGCTTGCCAACCACGATGCTGGCTGCTCTGGTTGCCCAGTCCACTGCAGACTGCTTGCTAAAATGGCCTTGCTGAGCACTGGCCCATACAAAGGCCAGTGTAGCTATGGCAGTGTCGCCTGCTCCAGTCACATCGAACACCTGCTGCGGCCTAGGCGACTTGGAAAGATAAGGCAGCTGGCCCTTTTTCTTCCGCTCAAAGAGTGCCGCGCCATCTTCGCCCAGCGTGATGACGACATTGTCGGCCTTGCTCAGTTCCAAATATATCTCGCCAGCTACCTGCAGTGAAGCAAGATCCCTAATTTCTGTAGCAGCGACAGACTGCGCCTCTTGGCGATTGGGCTTTATCAGAGTGACCGCATCACCATAGTGGCATTTGTACTTGTATGGATCGACCAGCAAAGGCTTGCCCCACGTTTTGCAGAATCGATTCACACTCTGTATAATGTGTGGCGTGACAACACCCTTGTCATAGTCGCTGATGACCACTGCATCTGCCCAGCGCACCCAGTCGCCTATGAAGCCAGGCGTTGGCGCCTGCTCGCAGTTGTCATTGTCAAGACGCACAATCTGCTGATGGCCAGAAATGATGCGCAGCTTGTGGCTGGATTTTTCACCATGCCAAAAGCGAGTCTCTGCGCCAAGCGCCTTCAAATTCTCGACCACATTGCCTGCGCCACCTTGCGCCAGCAGCCTGCGAGACTCAACCACCACAGGCACCGGAGCCTCTGGGCTCAAACGGCTGCTGCTGCCATAGACATACTCATCGATGATCAGATCACCAACGACCAGCACCTTTGGCTCTTTGTCAATCATCTCCATCTCCCACTTAATCGTTCTGGGTTGCGATAGCTGTCGCCAGGATCATCATGAGTGCTTGCTTCCAGCAGCACCGATCGGTCTGCTACGCCAGCAAAGGAGTGCCAATCTCCTGGGCGCACACGCAGCCAATCTCCTGGGTGCAGCGTTATCTTGCTGTTGTTGAACTCAATGTTGATCTCGCCACTTTCCAGATAGAACAACTCGTCCTTGATCTTGTGGTGGTGGTAGCTGACTTGCCAGCCACCTTTGACGATCAGTCGCTTGAAGCAGAAATCGTCATTGGCCAGAATCTCTTCATGGCCCCAGGCTTTGGAAACGACAATCCTTGGCGGGAAGTTTTTCATACTGGCCTTATCAGATCTTTCGCTTGCCGTACTTTATTTTGATGGAAGGATCTTTTGCCATAGAGCGCACATTCCTGACATATTGTGCCGTATGGCGCAAAGCTCTTTTGCCAGACAATCCTGCTCTTTTTGCATCAGCTCTGCCCATCCTTAGTGCTATGCTGGTGCCTCGCTTCTTGTCAATAAATGTTGCAGCAGCAGCAGCCCATTGACGAGAGCTTCTCTTTGTAGCTCCAACAAACTTGCCAGTCCTGTATTCATCAGAGAATGTTTTGCCTGCTGCTTTTTTTCTTTTAGCCGCACCTGCTGCCTGCCAACGCTTGATTGCTGCCTTTCTTGCTGCTGTAATTTTGTAGCCTGCCATTTCAAATCTCCTATTTCCAATATTTTTCCTTCAGTGGGTCCCAAACTCGACTGAGTGGGTACTCAGTCCAGATGTAGTAGCCGATGGCATCAGTCAAGTGTGTCAACTCTGGATTGGCAGCTTTGTCCAATTCACCACTGCCACCTTCCACCAAAACAACTCCTTCAAAATCTCGCACCACGTGCGGAGCCTTGCCAGGATCGACTGCGAGGCGCACCTTGCCATCCAGTGACAGCAGCCGACTGTTCACCGAGTTGACTCGATCTCTTTCTCTCGGATTTGGCTTCACTCGGAAGAAGCACTTCTCAGCGCCAAAGTGATTGCGCAAAATCCTGCGCACAATCTCCCAGTCGCTGCCCATGAGGCTGGAGGACTTGCGAGTGCCGCCAGTGTAGTCACCGTAGATGAATATTCGCCCTTTGTGCTTGCCCCAGTCGGTGACGAGTTTGTTGGCGACGATTTCAGTGTTGCTGTTGGTGGGCACATACACCTCACCAATCACACCAGTGCCTACTGCAGAGCGATTGCCTTTGTCGTGCAGCTGCTGCTCTTGCATGATGACTGCCACACCTGGCGCCACATTGAAGTCCAGCGCAAAGATCAGATCGCTGTACTTATCATACAGCAGGCGCACACAGTGAAGATCTTCCCTAAAAGGATAATACGCTCGGCCTGTGTAGTTGACAAAGCTGGCATTGTACTCCTGGTCAAAGGTGATCTCATCCAGGTCTTCCTTGGCTGCTTGAATTTCATCCTCTGGCAGAATGTCACGGCTGGGCCACCAGAACACGTCCCACTCTGGTTGGCGACCTTCGTCCTGGGCCTTGGCCTTTCTGCGCTGAGCCAGCCGATACAGATCGTAGTAGTGGTTTCTGCCTTCAGGCACACCAATGAAGTCACAGCCACCTTTTCTATCACTGAGTGCTGGACGAACATGTGCACCCCATGTGTGCTTTTTCATGTTGCCATATTCATCCAGCAGCCCATAGTCCCATGGTGTACCTTCAACACGCTCGGGCCGATCCATGCCAAGCACATGCAGCTCTGCGCCAGTGATGTAGTTGAGGATGAGCTGGCTTTCGTTGGGTGGCTTGGCCAGCCAGGCCTTTGCAGTCAGTCGCTTCAGGTCTTCCCAGTAGATGCGCTTGGCCTGATCACGAGTGGGCGCAGAGACAAAGAAGCGTGGATCCTCCGAAGCACGATAGTACTGGCTGGATTGGTCATGGCACTGAATGCAGCGCAGCACCATTTGTCGCTTGCCGACCAGCTCGGTCTTGCCAGATCGTCGTCCCGCAGGCACCACCCTGAAACGAGCTCGGCTCTTCCAAAGGCGAGCCTGCTCTGGATGTGGGCGCATGGGTGACCAGCGACTTGGCAGTGAGCTGAAGTCGGCTGCGCTTTCTGCTCGTGCTGAGGAGGAGACAAACATGTTGTGCTACTTCTTGCCCTTTTTCTTGTTGTCCTTCAGTCGACGATCTTTCTTGGTGCCTTTGCTTGGCTTGCCGCCCATGTTACTTTCTCCTTTGTCATTGAGTTTTCAGTTTGGCATATTCCAATTTTTGAATGCGCGGACACTGTTGGCTTTCACTATGCCTTTTGCCCTAAAGACAGACATCAGAATCCTATCTTGACGCTTTTCAGCTTTCTGTTTTTTCTCGCAGCTTTTTTAGCAGCGTCGTAACGTTTGATTTGGGACTGGCGACTTGTCTTTTTTATAAATGCCAAGTCAGATTTAGAATATTTCCTACCTTGCCTATCAAGACCTTTTACCTTTTTCAGAGAGTGCTGCCCTGCTGCTTTTTTAGAAGCAGATTTTGCCAAAGCTGCTCTGGCTCTTTTGCGTTGCTCAGAAACAGACATCTTCTTTTTTCCACTTTTTTTCGCAGCACCAGCAGCTTGCCATTTTTTCGTTGCAGCTTTCTGCGCAGCAGTTCTTGCTCTTTTCATTTGACAAACTCCTTATTCTGTCAAGAGTTGAACACAATGGCT